ATTTCTCTTGTTTCTGTATCAAAGATATGAAAACCTTTAGGGTCTTGGTAGTCTGACCATGTCATCTCATATTGAGCACCATTGTAGTGTATCTGACCATCATCTGTATGTTTATGAAAGTGACCTGATATTACTCTATCGTATCTACTAAAATCTGATTTAGCTAAACCATGTTCATTGATTACGCCATTTTGCATTTCAATACCTTTGATTTCTAAATGACCCATTACAATTTCTGCTTTTGCTGTTTGTAACATATTCATTGAGTGGTCATAATTATCATCACATATCCAAGGTACAAATAATATAGGTGTGCCATCAAATTCTACAACGGTAGATTTAGTATAGATAAATGGTTCGTTTACTTTGTCAAATGATGAGTATAGATTTTCTATAGCATTTACATCATTAGTATTTTTAAAATACGTATCATGGTTACCTATGATGATATGTGTATCAATCTTTTCTTTATATAATCTATCCCAAAATTGTTCTCTAAAAATAGAAGCAGTTTGAAAGTTAATAAACTTTCTTCTATCTACAACATCACCTAAATGTACCAATGTATTAATATTGTTTTCTTTTAGGTATGGGAAAAAGATTTCATTATAAAATCTAAGCTGATATTTTCTAAACGCTTCGCTGTCATTACGAACACCGAAGTGTGTATCATTCAATAGTGCGATTTTCATTATACGTCTAAAACACTTGTGTAGGTTCTTTTTTTTCTTTTCTTAACTTTTATTTCTTTTAAATTAGGTTCTTCAGTTGATGGTTTATTCTTTCTTAAAAATTCTAAAAACTGATTTTTGTAATCGTTATTTGTGTCACCTGGTAGTACAGCAAACTCATCTATATTTGCTTGTTCTATCATTTTGTATTTTATATTAGATTGTTTTTTCTCTTTCTGTATTCTTCTAATAAAAGCATAATATATTATTTGCGTAAAGTAAGCAAAAGGATTATTAGACTTTGAAGGATTAAAGTTTTTAAGATATTGTAAACAATTTTCTATACCATCAGAAATCATATCATCTCTAAATGTATAGTTAATAAAATTAGGTCTATAAGATAAGTGATTTGCAATCTTTAAAAAACATTCACCTATGTAATTAGTGACAGGTGGGTGTTTTCTTTTTCTTTTTTCTGCTTTATCACACTTATCCTTATACTCAATCATCGCCTGTAGAAACTTCTTGTTATCTACATAATGTTCGGATTTTTTCTTTGTTCTACTCATGGTTATATAATACTATAGGTCATCAAATTTGTCAAGCTTTACACGTTTGAAACTACCTTTTCCTTTCTTTGATTTTACTATTCTGGATTTGTACTGAGGAGTACGTACCTCTTTTGCGATAGGATTTGTTTTAAAAATCCTGTCAAAATTTTGTCTATATTTGTCGTTAGAAATTCTACTTTTTCCGTCCCATTTACCTGGCATAATTTAATCCTCACGGCCGCTTGACATAATCTAATTCCCGTTGTATAATACCCATGTGGGTTGTTACCGAGGAGAATAGCTACCCTCTAGTGCAACTTCTTTGAAGGCATTTTTAATAAGTCAGCGACTTCTTTTATATCATCTTTTGTTATATCATTCTCATTATTGGAAGCGGCACGATTTAGTTCCTCTTCCGTCATTTCTCTTTCAATAAATCCTGGCAATGGTTGTTTTGTGTGTTTTAGTGCGTGTGTTAGATCACTATATCTTTTAGTAAAACCTTTTGTAGCATTGCATATTGTAATAATTTTATCAACAGGAATAGTTACTATTTTTTCATCTGTAAAACCTACCCATTTTACTAGTGCGATATAATCAGATATACCTTGTTCAGTAATACGTGGTACGTATTTGATTAACATAGGCTCTTGCAACCTTAATAGTTTAGAGTTTTCAGGTAGTTGGTCTTTATGTAGAGGAAACCTACAACAGATTTCTTCTCCAGAAACCAGTCTGATTATCTTAACCGTTTTGTCATTAATACGATCAATCATATAGCTATTTATCTTTCTTAACCACTAATATGGCACAATGAGAACCACCTACATGTTGAACCATATCGTATTTTTCTAAAGCACATTCTTTAAAAACCTTCATATTATAATAACCTTTGTTTGTATTCCTATCTTTCTCACCTGGTATGTAATCATGGAATACAATTTTAAAAGAGTCCTTTGTACGTTTAAGTATTTCTTCACAATCACCTGTACCTATAGAGCCATCTACGAAAACAAAGTCAAAGTCATAGTGCATATAATCATTCCAATAATCTTTGCTTTCACATATAAATCTGTTTATATCTATATTATACTCAAATAAATCATTTCTGTCAATGGAGTACACCTCACAATTTAGTTTTAAAGCTGCGGAACTTTTGCCCGTACCTGTGCCTATTTCTAATGCTTTTTTACAGCCATAGCTTTCTTGTAATAAAAATTTAAAATCTTCGTCTGAAATCATTTTAAATCTACCGTATGTATTTCATAGTCAAAGCCTTCTCTATTATAGATGTTAACTCTTTCCTGAAAGTGTGTTAATGTAAAGTTCTTTTTATCTTTGTATGTGAGGTCGTCTGATATATCATAAACCGTAGCACTATCTTTGTTATCGCCGACACGAAGCCCACGGCCAATGCTTTGTAATATTCTTATAGGGCTTTTACTAGGGCTACTAAAAACAATGTTGTGTAAATTACGAATATTGATACCAGTGCTGAACGTCCCGAAAGAAGCGATAATAATTGCGTTGTCCGACTTTTCTGTGATTGCTCTAATTTTTTCTCTATCATCTGTTTCAGTTCCCCCATAAACGAAAAACACTTTTCGCTTTGGGTCTACTTTTTCTTTTATAAGTTTATATAAAATCTCGCCATGTTTTTCAACTAACTGAAATAAACATAATGTATTACCGTTAAGTGCCAAGGTTAGATTTCGTATGTATTTATTACGAGAAGTATTTTGAGTAAGGTATTCTAGTTCTTCAAAGTATTTTACACCATATACTTTCTTTGCCTCTACTTCAGGATACTTTAAGTTCAAACATTTAATTTTTAAATTTGCAAGTTGTTTTCTTTCTATCAATTCAGTAGTAGATACAACTTTGTTGACCATACCAAACAGACCTTGTAATACTAACTTGTGTGTTTTACTATCATCTAACGTACCTGTAAGACCTATTCTATATTTACAATCTGTTAGTTTTGTCATAATTTTGGTCAATGATACTGCCTTAAATAAGTGTGCCTCATCACCTATAACAGCACCATAATCTTCAAAAAACTTCTTTGGCATTTTGTATAGTGATTGCCATGTTGAGATAACAATTCGTTTATCTTCATCTATATCATATCCGTGGTACTTTCTACTGACATTTGTTTCTACATCAAAACCATAATCTTTAAAATCTTTGTATAATTGTTCTACTAGTGATGTTGTTGGCACAATGATTAAAATATTGTTGTTTATCATATTCATATAGTGCCTGCATAACATATAGATGATAAGTGATTTACCAGAGGCAGTAGGTGATAAAACAAGTCCTCTTTCATATTCTAGTGCAAACTTGAAAGCGTTAATTTGATAGTCCCTCGGCGTGATAGACAGATCGTAAGACTCGATTAAACCGTCTATATCGGCGGCTATGCCGCTGTTATACGCAAGGATTTCACTAGATTCAACAATATGTACATCTTTCTTCTTACACCAGTCTTTTAGATAAGGATACAATCCAACATATAATTGACCTGTAGCATACGAGTATAACCGTATCTTTCCATCCCAAACTCTATTACGAAATTGAGGTGTAAACTTGTAACCAGGTACTTCAAACGAGAAATAATCTGATAACTCTCTACGGATACTTGCGTCTGCGTCAATACGTAGGTACACGTCATTGACCTTGTCAACTATGATGTTTTGCATTTTAGATTACGCCAGATGTAAACTTACGCCAGTCTATAGCGTTCTTTATTTGAAAGCCACGATTAGAAATAATTTTAATTGTTCTATCCAAGTAGTCAACAACACTTTGTACATAAGTTACCTTTTGTTCTAACTTAATAAGATCGTCATCTGATTTAAGATATTTGTCAACGTCTGGTTTAAGAAGTTTAATATTAAAAGGTTTTTGTTGATAGACACTAGGGTCTGCCTTGCCTGTGTAGTATTCCCACTTCTCTCTTGTTAATCTAGCCAAATCTTGTTCAGCCTTCTTTAATAGATTAGTGTATTGATTATGAAACTTCATATATTTGTTATGAAGTTGTGGTGTTTTTAATGACTCTAAATCTAATTCAGTATCATTTATTTTTAGGTCTTTGTCAGCGAGTTCTTGTAGTTCGTCAAATGTCATAATATATCCTCATTGTTTTTTATATTTAGTTTCAAATTAGCATTGTGATTGTACATAGGGTCATAGTATTCTTCTAGCTCAGGAAACACCTCAAACAAATGTGATTCCCATTTTGTTCCTTCATAGAATTTATCTTGTTTTAAAAGATATTGAAATGTATCTTGTATATTGACATCTTCATCAGCTGGTTTTCTTAATGCAGCTTGTATGTCAGGCCACTTTTCATATTTAGGAATTAAATTTTGTTTTAGTTTTTCAGGCAAATTGTTTACTCTTAAATGTTTTGGATTTTCTACCATTGCCCAATTGATTTGATCTATAAGCTTAGGTCTCTCTAAACAATAATCTATTACTTCGTAAAATCTCATAACACTTAAAAATGAAACTAGACCATTAAAATCAACAACAACATTATCATACTTTCTACAGATTTCAGTATTTTGTATAACTTTGTTCCAATCTGTTCTTCTTCTCATATATTCTATAACAGGACCTATACCATCTACAGACGCAACCATAGATACAAGTTTAAAGTGTGGTATGTAATTAAAGATATTATGTTTGCCTGCTTTTGTTTCTGTAAAGTTTGTTTGATACTTTATCATAATATTTTTTGCTTCATCTATGTCTATTAATTTCTGTAATAGTTCATAGTGTTTTTTCATAATTAATGGTTCACCACCTATAATTTTAATACTACGTATGAAAGGTGCTAACTCAACGGTTTGTTGTATCATATCTTCAACATTTTTGCTATTAAATCTTTTGTATTCACCTTCACCATATTTTGTATTGCCAAATATTTCTTCACTCCATACACCTTTTTTTGCAACTTGTTGACGGGTTGTTGAATTTTGATGTACACACATATGACAATCTAAATTACACTCATCACCATATACCTTTAATTGTATTTCTAATATTCTTTCTTCAAACTCATATTGACCTGTTGCTTTGAACATCAATACTGATCGCTCTATTGCTTTCCAGTAATCTTTTTCTTGTGTATGAATTTTCATACACGCTGTTCTTCGGGATCTGCCATAACGTTTTTCATCTGCTATACATCTTTTACAAGTTTTCTTTACGGTCTTTAAATCTGAATTAGGATCAAGCATTTCTTTACGTATATTATTCATATATGTACTATCACGCATCCATTCTTTTAGTGTAGTATTGTTTACATTATGATTAGGCAAGCCATCTTCACCATCTGCCTCAGCTC